ACAATTTCAAGTGCTTCAAAAGCTTCGGCTATTTCTTTAGCAAGACTCATTTTGGCATTAACTCCTTTGGTGGTCGGTCATCACCTTCAGGGTAGGTCTTTGCATATAGCATCAACATACGAATGTTGCACATGACGTGGGCTAAATGTGGTTGACCAGACTCAGGGTCAATGTCTTCACCTCGTTGCCAAGATGATAGGTGACGAAGCGCACAACCTAAAGGCACAGACCAGTCCATACCCTTAGCCCAGTTCCAAGCTGCATACTTCTTCTTACCATATGCCCATACATGCGCTTCTTCTTCTAGGGTGCACAATGGGATAAGACTAAGATCAGCCTTGCCCGTGTTGTATCGTGCGCCACTACCCTTAGCGTCGCTATTCACATCACCAATGCCCTGTAACGGGCCAAAGGTAAGCGCAACTGCGTCATCAAAATGATTCATCTATTTCTCCTGTGGGGTGTGTATATTACTCTCTTCCAAATAATTACGCAAGCGGTTGTATATATTAAATTGTTGCAGGGTGACTAAAGCCGTGGGATACCTAAGATACAACACGACAATAGACACCACCGAATTAGTTAAATTCTTTAGCCGCTGATTATCTGGGTCGTCTTTTAACTTCTTCTCCGCAACATGAATCAAGGCTAGAGCTTGTTGTATATTTATTTGTGGCTTCATACGCTTTCTGATAAGGGTTCATACCAAGATGGAGCATAATCTGCACAAGCCTAGACTCGATACGGATTAAACGCTCCTCACTCATACCTGTGCTCCTGACAAACGAGCAATAACTGCCGCACCCATGATTTCGCCAGTGTCAATACCAGCTAACGCAGTCGCCGCCGCTGAGTCTTTAGACCCTGCACGAGTCGCCTTAATCTCAAGGCGCTTAACATCGTCAGCATCAAAGTAAACCTTAACATCAGGCCACAACTTGATTGCTTCGTTAGCTGACTTACATGCTCGCAAGAACTCAGTTACTTTCTTGTTGACGTTCTCCCAACGAGAATCAATCTCATTTAGCTTGAGCGCATAGTCTAAGATGCCAGCAACCATCGGATGCTGCGGGTCACACTCTTTCTCGTCATAGCTTGAAAAGCGTGGTGGGATGGGAAAGCCATCGTTGCTTGTACAAACTGCACGGAAGTCAAACCAGTTGTGATGCTCCTTAATACGCTCAGCCCCCGGAATTTTGAACTTCAAGCGCACAGTCTCTTGATTTCCTAGCCAGTCCTTAGGCATCTGTGCATGCAGTGGGGCATGTTCACCCCAAATAGTCTGCATGAAGAACGGGTCAGTCGCATGTAACGCCAACTCAGGGCGATTTTCCCCTAAGGTCTTAACTTCCGCACGACGCATCTGCTCGATCTTGCTCTCAACACGGGTCATAAAATCTCTTGAAATAGCAACGAATGCCATGGTACTTCTCCTATTAAGTTAGTAAGTTATGCAGTACGTAAAATCTGTACTTTGTTTTCTACAATTGCTGATACATAAGAGCCCTTGCCCCATATGTTTGTTAGCTTGGCACAGATACCACCACGAATATCTTCAGGCGGATACTTACCAGCAGGGATCTCAACTACATCGCCAACCTTAGCGTCATACTTCATGAACATATCGTAATACTTACGCAGTTCACCGTAGCTACGGTCAGGGTTCATCTGCTTTTTCTTCTTAACAACAACTTCTAAAGCGCCATACTGGTCACCATTAGGTGAGATAACTTTGTATTGACACCCCGCCGCATTTAATAAACGGATTGCTGATTCGATTGATTTTGTTACTACCATTGGCTGATCGGCCATAATACTACTCCTTTTAGTTAGTTAATTAAGCTTCTTCTAAAACATGTAAATCATTTAATACTACGGTTTCCCACACTGCTTCGTCAGATGTAAGCGCTTCATGCTCGTCTCGTAACTGTCTATACAAATCTTGCATGTAGCCCCTACAAATCTTGTTTACTTCTTCTTCTAAATCTTGCCACTCATCATTTAATACTTCTTCCATGCGGGTATAGACTTCAAACCTAACCTCATCATCAAAGTTATTAAATGTATCGTCTATTAGGGTTGCTTCTACTGAATGCTCGTGACAATACCGCCCACTGCCTCTAGTAATTTCCGCCCATAACTCGCCCTGCCCTGCAAAAAATGTTGCGCCCATAAACTGTTGCTCTAGGTCATGCACCTTTAAGAACTGTTCCATATCAATACGACCAGTAAAACTAGCACCATCACCTTGTGAGTAAAAGCCTGTAAAGTTCATGTCATTAACAGTGATGCCTTTGGTTTGCATATCGAGTTTGAACTCACTGTATGTGTACTCCCACCATTCGTGGTCTACATTAATATGACGATGCTCCTCAATTAACTCGTCTTTATTTGAATCGTTCGTTGACATAAGCGCTACCTCCCATTTTGTACATTGCAGTTAGCCATGCTTTTGCTTCATCTTCTGTTGCAAAGAAATGCATTTCTTCATTCCAATACGGATCAGCTACCCATCCAAGTTGGTCACCTGCTAGTGTGCGAGTAACTCGCCCTACCTTATACATGTTGTCATACAACTCACCCTCATCCCAATGGACTGGCATAGCCATATCTTCAAACGGGTTTGAGTCAGCCATCCTAAATATGTTTGAAAGTTTCATTGCAGTCTCAACGGTTGAATGGGTTCGATGGGTCTAATGGGTTCAATACGCAGGGGCTCAGGGTAAGGCATCGGTAGTGGTTGTGTTGGTTGCTGGGTATTTGTTGCTGAACTACCTATTGGTACACCAATTGCATTTGTATAAAAGGTTTGATTGCCAGTAGTCCATGCCGTACCTGCGGGTTGCCCCAATCTGTCGGTGTAATAGGTTGCTTGTTGCGCATGCGCTTTTGGTGGAAAGCTAACATGAATGATTGCCGCAAGTGCCCCGCCTGCTATTAACGCATACCAAAATTTCATTTCTTTTTCTCCTTAGGTGGTTCAGGTACATAAACAGGTACGTTTACTAAATGGTAAGTACAACTCATCGGCGCATCACCATACCTAAACATGCCCATAATCTTGCAGTCTTTGACAATAGAAAAGTACGCAGATTGCGTACCTAAGATGAGTCCAATGGCTAAGCCTGATGAGAATACCCACACCCATCGCTTAATCGTTGTCATATTCATCAAAGTTTTTCTTAATGCGTTCAGTTGCGGCTTTAATTGCATCGCTCCATCCTTTCTGATATGCGTTGGTTACTTCAGTTGCTAGTCGCATAATTTCTGATTGTTGTATTTCGATTTGCTTGCGTAGCATTTCCTGTGCATCTTCTGCGTCTTCTACTTCAAGCCATCCCACAAACGGTACTGGTATCTTCATGCTTTCTCCCATAATGGTTGTAATGCTTGGTGAATAATTTCTTGTGCTTCGTCAGGTGAATAAACAATACCTAATGGAAACGGTTCTGCTCTTTTACTGCCATTCCATCGGCAAAGTACTGCCTCATAAACACCCTGTTCTCTGTGGTAGATTCGAGCGATTTCCTTACCTTGTCGTCTTGGCATGAGAGCACAATCACCGCCGATAAAGTAATGCCACTCGTAATCTAGTTTGTTCATTTACCCTCCATTCGTTGAGCTACTCTCCATGCAGTAAACTTATCCATACGTTTGTACTTTTTCATATACGTATAAAGGTCTTTATTTGCTTCTTCAATGGCTATAACTGCGGCAGAAGCACGGCTACACTCTTTTATAAGAGCATCTCTTTCTTGTTTAACTCTGTTAAGTTCAGCCCTTAGGTCAGATGCTTCTGCTTGAAAACTTCTCACTTACATCTCCATCTCAAAGTGAACTGTCTCGCCGTGATCTGCTTTAACATCAGAACTTATGCACCATACAACTGGATAGCTTGGTGGTTCACCGAATCCTGTGTAGCCGTCTGTCAAGCATACGAATACTGCTGGCTCAATACCTTTCTCGTTCAAGAAGTCAAAGCCTGCTGGCATATCAGTGCCACCACCTGAGTAGAACTCAAGCTGAACATCCTCGCCTTGCTCAAACTCTACATACTTTTGAACTTGCGTATCGGTATACAGAACATGAACTTTGGTTGGGTTGCACTGCTTGACGATGCGTGATAGGTGACCGTTGTAATAATCGAGTTCACGCTTAGAGATAGATCCCGATACATCGACTTGAATAACTAACTCGCCCATCGCTGGCTCGCTTGCTACGCTTGGAAGATATACTCCAGCGCCGATATGTTTACGATTAGGCTTAGTCCATGTGTAGTCTTGCTTTACGCAGTCAGTCATGTAACGCTCGAGGATGTCATACCATGGTGTCTTAACATTGAGAATATCTGCAACAATCTCTGCTAACTTACCGGGTAACTTGCCTCGTGCCTTAGCTGCTTGCGCCGCTTGTGCAATCTCGACCTTACTATTAGCTTCGATCTCCTTGATCTCAGACTCGGTTAAGTCTTCTTGCATGATGTCATCGCCTAGCCCGTTGTCAAAGCCGTCACCTTCTCCATCACCATCGCCACCGCCCTTGCCACCATCAGGAGAGTCAGGTAACTCATCGTAGATAGTCTCGGTTGTCTTGTCTTTACTACCTTTGATGTCGACTGTGTTTGGGATACGCTCGCCTACATTGGCATCATCTAACATGTCGTTGATCCATGCATCGCCTGCATAGTTCCACTTCTTATGCTTACGATGTTTGATACGCAACGCATGCTGACCGATAACATGACCGATCTCATGACATAAACCCCATACTACTTGGGGGACAGTTAAGCCTTCAACGAACTTTTCATTGTAGAAAATATCGCCTCGTGCGTTGACTGCTAGGGTTTGAATGTCGTTGCGTGGTGTTAGCTTACGCTTCAGTAGTATTGATGCAAAGAAGGGATGATCAAGAACGATCTGTGCCTTCGCTTTGTCCAGCTTGGTTACTTGTGTTGCCATGATTTTCTGTGTCCTCTAAGTCAGTAATTTTTAGTCCACCGTCAATAACTTCTATCTTCGTCTTACCTAACGCTACCCCTAACAGTGAACGGGTTAGCATTATTCCTGCAAATTTATGTTGTCGTGATTGAATATAATAATGCCCTGCAAAGCACCAGCCTATTAGGGCAAACCCTAGTGAATAAATCTCAAGATCGCTCATACAGGTGAGCCCATGAATGCACCCATCGCACTAGCAATATCTGATAACTTCTTAGCCGCATCTTGACGCATGACTGGCGACTCACGCAACCAATGAACCTTATCAGCATACTTGCTAACTTCGGCATTCAATGTATCAGTTAACTGCTTGATTTCAGGTGATTCATCTAGCGTTAGCTTACGAGCCATCTCAATACCTTCTACGATGTTCTCGATTGCTGAGTCACGGAAGATATGACCATCAGCACCAATCGGTGTGTTTAACTTCTCCACCAATTTCTGCAATGGTGTCAGCATACGCTTGATTGTGTCTTCCTTAATAAGCGTCGCAGTATCCTCCATACTTGCGGCAAAAGCAGCTTCATCATCAGGTGATAAGTCAAATAAGAAGTGCTTAGCATCAGGCATTGGCATAAACCGTAAATCAAATCCCATCTTAGCCGCAAACTGCTCAGCCGTTGGATAGTCTTCAACCTTTGCCCTTGACGATGGGCTCTTACTACGATATGTAATATCACGCTGAACAAACACATCATAGTTAGGCATGTATCGTTGAATCATTGCATCTACATGGTCTATCTTGCCACGCATGACTTGGGTGTAATCCATATACTGCACATTAGGTAATACTCTCGGCCCCTTGTCAGCCCATGGTAATGTTCGCTTCTTGTGCTCGGTATATACCTCACTTGCCGCAGTCATGATCTGATTGATCGGGTTAGTCTTATCCCTAAACAACTTACTACTTACAATCAAACTTGTATCGTCTAACTGTTGTTGGATAGTTGCCTCTGCTACTTGGTCACGCCTAGTTAAGTTCGCCCTACGCATTGTCAACTTAACAAGCATTGCTTTTTCTGATAACGATGTTATTTGCATCATACCCTCCATGTAAATTCTAATTTGCCACCATCTTGTAAGAAGTTAATGGCATCCTTTCGCTTCTTCGCTACTTCTTCACTGCCCATGATCTTATCCATGCACACACGAACCTCATTAAAGTTTTGCTCGTGCTCAACATATAGATAGTTTCTGTTCTTATCTAAGTGATCAGACTCTAAATACCAAGGCATCCAGTCGCCAGCTAGTCGTCGTGATACACGCTCTGTTTGATATACAAGTTCAAGTGCGTTGTATAACTCATCCGTTAAGAAATCCCAATGGATATAACCGCCATGTGTATGACCAGACTTGCCTTTCTTTGGCTCATCTAACCGAAACATTGGTATCTCAAACTGCTGACGAATTGCATCATACATAGATGCCGCATCACCACTTCGAAACTTGATACTGCCTTCCTTCAATGCGTTTAGCACACGCTTGTATGTTATTGGTGTTAGCTTCGATGTATCCCATGTAACCACTGTGCTTGCAAACGATGGTGTGTTGTAATGCATCAAGTCATACTTATTAGTAATACGTTTTTGTGTGTTCTTCAATGTAAATCTCCTGTGTGTTCATAGAACTTTCCAATAAAGTCCTCAGGTTCTAGGGTTGGTTGGGTTAGTGCTTTAGCCATTAGCTTTAAACATTCAGCTAATATCTGCATGTCTTCACCACATGCGTTTGACTTACACCACCCCGCAGGGTCGTCGTTCTCGTCATAAAATACTTCACATATTTCATAGAACGGTTCTTCCTTGGGGTCTTCTTCTACATTAACTACTCGATAATTCCAGTAGGTCATAGTTTCTCCGTTAGTTTGGTTTTGATCATGGGAACTATTGGTGCTGACGCTACTGCTTGGACTTCAACAACTGAATAGATACAACCGCTATCAGGATTTTTTGCATATAAATCAGCAATATCTTTTAATGCTGATTCAAACTTATCCCAATAACGGCATACCTGTGTTTCTTCTGTTACAGTTTTAGTCGATAGCACCATGAACTTCCCCACCTTTACTGAATGGGGCTGGACTCTCATAGCATCACATTAGAGTTCTTAACTGCCCATGATACGAACGCTTTGGTAGTCTTGATCTCAGGCTTTAACTTCATGGCATCAGACACGCACATAACTTGGAACTCAGGGCTCATCTTGTCAACATACTCACAAACTCTGTCGAAGTTGTCCTTGCTAGTCTTGTGGGCTAACGCACCAGTCAACGCATACAGAACTGCTGGGTCTTTGGGAACTTCAGCCTTAGACGGATTCATTAAGATGCCATCTATGTTAGGAAGTGATTCATAGATTCTACGGAAACCTGTGTACTCGGCGGCAGCACCCTCACCCACATCGCCAGCTACATTGGCAAAATACAAATCTGTTGGTAAGTCAGCGGGAATAAGATTCACACGCTCCCATGTACGAGGGGTCGGGTTGCACTTCTGATCGGGGTTGAAGTTAGATAACAGGTCAGGTCTAAAGCGCAAGAACTGAATCAGCGTTACATCAATGTTTGCGTTAAGTGCCCATTCAGACCAGTCGTCGATGTTCTCGGTGAACTCGAAGTGACGCACACGACCCATGAGTTTAGACACGACTCGGTTAGCACCTGACTTGTCTTGGGTTCGGTTGCCTGTTGCGATGATGTGAGTGCCTGATGATAGGTGAAGGTCGTTCAGTTTGCGGTCATAGATCAGACCACATAAACCATTCTGCATAGCGGTGTTACAGTCGCTCATCTCCTCGATGATTAACAAGTTACGACCTGTGCTTAGGCGGGCTAACTCCTCAGGTGGAATCCAGCGAGTTACATCACCATCATTACGAGGTGTGCCTAGCAAATCGACTGGGTCACGAAGGCTTGCAAAGAACTGCACTACATTGTCAAAGCCAAGTTCCTTACCAATAGCTGACGCAAGTGCTGACTTGCCGCCCCCTGGTTTGCCCTCGATATACGGAACAACTGAATTAGTTGTGGCGAATTGAGCTACGATTGACTGCTTAATATCTGAGAATTTCATAAGTCCTCTTAAGTTAGTGAGTTGATATTTACTGCGGTTAAAAACAAAAATCCCCGACACTTGCGTATCAGGGTTTACCCTAGTATGAAGTTCCCTAGGTTATTCTGGTCGTATGCGAGTAGGTCTTGCTGGTGTTTCGATGAACTCACCTAATAAATCATCAGCGTTGTAGCCCATAGCTCTAAGCTTGCGTCTTAACTTACCCAATGCTCGTTGCTCGATCTGCCTGACACGCTCTCTCGTGCATCCCATGATCTCGGCTATTTCTTGTAATGTCATGGCTCGATCATCTGCCTTTATCGGTATTTCTCTTTTTCTACCACCACCATTGTTGCCCGCCATGATTACTCCATTCGTTGTGCAGTTGCATTAACTATACCACTGGTGGCAATTCGAGTTAGGGTCTCTGTATCTACCCATTGTGCTACTGAGTAGGGTTCAAAGCGTTTCTTGTGTCGTTGCGTTGTTTGGGTTGACTTGTCCGCATTACCATACCATTGGCATGCTTCGTAGTCATATACATACATCGGATAGTGATACCCATAAGAAAAGACTACATATCTAGGTGGCACTCGGGTTCTTATATGGTCGGGTCGAAAGTCTGCAAATACATGGTTAAATGTAAAAGGTTCTTTCTCACGAGCAAGTTCTACGCACTCATCTAGGTTCTTGGGTTTACTCATATAGTTACCTGCGGTGTGTCAATAACGATTTGATAGCCCAACTCTCGTATGTATTTAATGTTCAACGGAGTTAAGGTCTTTTGGTTGATAAGTTTACAGAAGGTTTTACTAGACTCGCAGTTCGGATAGATCGTCTGGTTGCCGTAGTTCGTCTTAACTTGTACATGTATATCTGGTTTGATGGTGAAGTCAGTCATATGTAAACATCTTTCTGGGTTAGGGGTTAGCTTTGTTGCAATGCAGTCAGTTTCGCCTTGTTAATTGCTACTGCCGCTTTCGCAGCGACGAGCTTCTTCCACAGTTCGTCATTAAGTTTTGTAGTGTCTACTGAATTAAACACTAACTCTGCATGGCTTAGCTCAGCCAGCAGTTCAACTATGCGATCACCCTTGTAGTAGTCAGTCATGAAATGTCCTTATCCAATCTATGTATATCGTGTCTAAATGTAACCATCTTGCCATACGCTTTCGATCAGGTAAATGGGTTGGGTAGTTCAGCAGTATTTCGTCGCCTACTCGTTTAATGTAAATAAAGAACTCAGGATTGTTGGGCTTGCGGTATAGCTTTACGACTTTCATGCCTCCATCCGTTTTGCTATGTAATCTGCCAATCCTTGTTTTGTGTCTCGGATTATTACTATTTCATCTGAGCAGTTGCCATCGTTCATATCTCTTGATGGGTTAGTCTCACATTCTTTAGGGACTACACCTTTTGTATCAAATACACACCCAAGACAAGCATTGTCTGAATTTAATGATGGCATGAACTTATAGCGTTTACCACCTTCTATGTATTTCATGTCTTTAAGTTTCTTCTTGCTCATACATACCCCCATGCAGTAGTTCCATGTTTTGTGCGTAAGTTAAATAGGTTTTCCATACAGGTCGGATGTTGCCAAAGGTGTAGTGAAATGGGTTTGACTGCTTTACCAATGCCCGCTTTTCACGGGTTGGGTTCGGTTTGCCCTTGTATTTCTCGAACTCTTTGGTGATTGAGTTATCGGTTCTGAATGGGAATTTAATGGTTCTACTCATTTGATAAGCCCGCCTTTGTTGTTCAGACCTTTGAGGTCATCTAAGTTGGTAATTAACATATAGTTTGATTTGTGCATCGGTGCTACTGTGTATTGAGCCGCTTTGAGTATTGCTAACTTATTGCCACATGGTTTACAAGTTAATGGCTTGTTTTGCTCTTTCAAAAGGTCTGCTCTATCGGGTTCGACTTGACCACCTACACACATTGTGCATAGATAATGATGGGAATTTGATTCGGCATGATGCTTCATGATAGGTGAGCCTGTCTCATAAAATTACCCCTTTTGCTATTGCGTGGATTAAATGTAGAAGAAAGTAAGTGAATGCTAACAATAAAAACCAACGGAAATACTTGTCGGACTTTTGATGATTTGTCATGGAATTTTCCCTATGGATGGTGTGTATCTACTGCGGATAATAGAAACGGATAATAGGACTGCCTTATAAATCAATGACTTACAGGCTATTATCCAATTATCCGCTTTTTCCAAACAACCCCCCCACTTATTGCAATTCGTAAATTGCCACAGATCATTACGCACACATGAGGGTCTAGATTTTTATATATAGAAAGGTATGTTTATAGTGGATAATAGGATAATAGGATAATAGATATAGATAAGTAGTTGATTTATATAGACATTCCTATTATCCGTTCTATTATCCGCTTAAAAAATAGGCACTCTGTGGATAATAGCCTACACACCCTGTGGATAACTACCTTGCTTTGGGTCTTACACGCTTAACGAGCACGAGTTCACCCGATTCATTTGGTTCATAACAATTTACAACCAATGGATTGATTCGCTCTTTTGATGGAGCATAGGATTGACGCTTATACCCACCTTTAAACGGCGTAGGGTTATTGAATTTAATACATTGCATAGCGTAGGGCATACAAACACCTTATGAATGTTATGGATAAAATGAGTCCGACCCGTGCGGTGAGCACGGGGCGGGGGGACTTCACGATTAAGCTACTTGCAATTCGCCAGCTTGCTCGACTGTATACTTCTCAGCATTGTAGGCATCACGAGCAGAAACCATGTAGTCATACGCTAGAGTGTTTTCCAGCTTAACACCTGACTTCTCATTTTCCTTGAATGCTTTTTCCATAGCCTTGATAGCTTTGGTCATGATCAATTCAAGGTCATAAGAGGATACGATTGTTTCTTTTGTTGCAGTTGCCCACGAGATAGCCATGAGAGCAGTTTCGTCAAACACACGAGGCTCACCTAAACCCTTGAAGAACTTGAAACACTTTTCTTCTTTAGAGTAGGCAAAATTACCATGCTTTTCCAAGAACGCTACCAATGACTGACGGCGAACACCATTAGGTAATACATCAAACAACTTTTGACCGAAACGGATGTCGCCATGCTCGATTGAATAACCCACAGCTTGAACGGCAACTTCTTGAATACTAGCTTGCAATTCAGAAGCTGATTTACCAACTGCGGAGATTTTTGCATTTAATACTTCGGCTGAATGTAGAGCCATGATTGATAATTCCTTAAGTAAGTTAGTCAGAATCAAGCACCCTATTGCTAAGATGCTTGATAAAAACCCCTTGCAAGTTATGGGCTATACGCTTCGAACGCTTTAGCTTTACTCGCAAGGGTCGGAATCCTCTCTCATAACCCTTGCATTGTCCCTTAATTTGTTTTCGGGAACTAGGGCTAGGCTACTGCATGGCTCTTACCATTTGCCTATCCCTACCCTGACAATCGACAAGTCAGGTGCGGTTCGCTAAGGTGTGGCAATTACATCTTGCCTTTTTCACGGTTTACCCCGCATAGCTACTCACCAATACTAGGGCTTAGCGATCAGATGACTCACGCAATACTACAACCCGTTCTAGCTTTCAACTACCCGATTGAACTTCGGCTCAGGGCAATCGGCTCACCCGTAGTAAGGAACATCTCAAGCCCTACGATACTGGCAGAATGTTAAATAGCACTCTGCTTACTACTGGCAGACTGTTAAGGGGTAGGGGGGTGGACAAAGGGGGCGAGGGGGCGGGGGCCATGCTTACGTATTCCGCATACAACAAGGCCTATTTTTAAGTATATACACACCATATGTATGTTACCCGCTAAGCCATACCCCGCATAGCGTACAGAGTTTTCGATGTCACATATTTGCATGAAATTTCAATAAAACAACCCGAAATAATTCGTACCTGTAAGTATCAAATACCCGAAATAATTCGTACCTATAGGTATAAAAAAGTTTCCCGAACGGACAATTCTGATGAAAAAGTAGGCAAATGTAAGAAAAAGTGCGTGATCGGGAAATTATTAAATGATTCATTAATAAGGCTTTAACCTACTTAAGGACTCTTTAATAAGTCAACAAACCTGCACATAAAACCCACGACGTGTACAAAATGTCAACAAATCTGTACATATCCCCACAATATGTCTACAAAACTGCAAATACTATACATTTAAATGTACACTTCATCTGGGTGGTTAAGCCGTCGCTAGAGGATGTAACAAGTAATGAATTTTGCGGCTTTCTGCATTACGAGCTATAGTTACCAAATCTACACCCATGGGGGAAAGCGGATGGTTTAATAACCCAATGCTTCACATACATTGCGCAAGTACCCCACCTCATGGTAATATACACACATGCCATATAAAGACCCCAAAGACCCAAGAAATTTAGAAGCGCAAAAACGCTACCGAGAAAAGCATGGCGATGCCCACCGTGCAAGGGTGAAAGCAAGAAATGCGATAAACCGCATTAAATGGGCAGAGTTCAAAAAAACCCTAAAGTGCGCCCTATGCACCGAAAATCATCCTACAACACTGGACTTTCACCACATAATTCGCTCCCCAGACAACAAAAAAGTCCATAAATTGGTAAGAGATCGGTGTTACAAGCAAGCAATTGAGGAAATTCGGACTAAATGTGTGGTTTTATGTGCTAATTGTCATCGAAAAGGGCACTACTACGAGCATCATGGAATACCCCTAAATGAGCCAAATTACAGCCAATATGAGGAGTGGTTTCACACAAAATCCATAAAAAAGCTTGAAAAAGACCCAAAAGGGCTTGACACATAGCTACACCGTACACATAATACGCACATAGCTAGCGAAAAGGGATTGGCACACACGAATGGCCCGTCAAAGATTGCAGATGGATTTGACCGTTTAGCTAATACAACCCACAAAAAGGAGCATCACCATGGCATCAAGCGCAATCAAAGGTTTTATGAAATTTTTCAAAGGCGGCGAAGGCAAGAAAGAAGAAGCAGCTGAAAAGAAGTTAACTCCAGCTCAGTATGCAAAAGGCGAAAAAGCCGAAGGAGCAAAATCCACTTCAGCCAAAAAACCGATGCGTAGTGCGGCTGCTCCAGCTAAGAAAACAGTTGCTGCTAAAAAGCCAGTTGCTAAGAAGAAGTAAGATACATGAAACGACATAATTTTTTCTTACCAGATGCGGTTGTAGAAGAGCTCAAGGAAGTTGCACACCAAGAGCGTACGACCATGTCTGAGTTAATCCGTAAAGCGATCACACAATACCTCGATGGACGAAGAACTGATTCCGCAGCCGCAACCGGCGCTTGATGTACCGCAGGAGTTAATTCTTAACATAGCGATGGGGATGGAAGATCCTCAGGAAGTTGCATCACGTTATGGGTTCGAAGGACTCAAGTGGGAGAAACTGCAGTCTTGGAAACCGTTCACTGATGCTGTTGCAGCTAAGAGGGCGGAGCTTGAGACAAGCGGAATTACGTTCAGGATCAAAGCGAAAGCTCTGACAGAAGATGTATTCGAGGACGCATACAAAATTGCACGAAGTAATGATGCGACGCTTTTGCAAAAGCTTGAGTTTGTAAAGCTGGGTGCGAAGCTTGGCGACATGGAGCCGAAGACTAATACTCAAGTTCAAGCGGGGCCAGGGTTCTCGATCACGATAAATGTATCAGCACCAAAAACTGAGCCACTTACTATCGATCAGGTTGAAGAAGTTGCTCAGATTGAGCAGGCTGAAGCGATCGAAGAAGTCATAGTAGCTGATAAACCGAAGCGCAAAAAGAAAGCTGCATGAGTCACTTAACATACACACCACCGGCGAGCGTCTCTGAGTTTTTAACCGACGAGTCGTTTATATCATTAATCGTAGGGCCGGTTGGTAGTACGAAGACTACTGCAGGGATCATGAAGATTGCATATCACGCTGCTAGGATGGCGAAATGCAGAGATGGCATAAGACGCAGTCGGGCAATATGGATTCGTAACACACGAGAGCAGTTGCGAGATACAAGTATTCCAGACGTATTAAGGTGGTATCCGGACGGACAGGCAGGTGTGTTCGAGAAGACTAACTATAAATTTATCTTAAAATTCAATGATGTTGAATGTGAAATTCTTTTTCGTGGCCTTGATGATTCTAACGACGTACGGCGTCTATTGTCTTTACAGGCTAGCTTCGGTATATTGGACGAGTTCCGTGAGATTAACCCCGACATTTTTAACGCACTGCAAGGACGTTTGGGCCGTTATCCTTCTAAACTGGATAATGCTGTTGGTTGTGTTACCGACGACGGTGCTAGTAATGCGCATATTTGGGGGATGACAAACCCGCCTGATATGGACACCTTCTGGGAAACATATTTAAGCGAGCCACCTAAAAATGCAGCATGTTATTTCCAGCCTAGCGGATTGTCTCAAGAGGCTGATTGGCTTGAATTCCTACCAGATGGGTACTATGAAAACTTGGCTGAAGGCAAATCTGAAGATTGGATTGACGTTTATATTAATGCTAAGTTTGGTAAGTCTCTTAGCGGTCAGCCTGTCTTTAGGGCTTTCGACAGTGACATCCATGTTAGCAAGAAACCACTTAATTACATTAAACTGTCTACAAACCCTTTGATAATCGGTATGGACTTTGGATTGACACCTGCGTGTACAATAAGTCAAGTCGACCCTCAGGGAAGATTTCTAACCTATGCGGATTTAGTTTCCGAGGGGATGGGTACGCTCAGATTTGTCCGTGAGAAGCTAAAACCACTCCTAGCTAATAAATTTCCAGGCATGCCATGTTTAATTATTGGTGACCCTGCAGGTACGCAAAGAGCTCAAACAGATGAGCGAAGTGTGTTTGACATCCTCAAGCAAGAAGGTTTTAGGGTAATTCCAGCAAGATCAAACTCTGTAGTAGCACGATTATCTGCTGTCGATGCACTTTTAACCCGAATGGTTGATGGAAAGACTACTATGTTGATTGATCCGTCATGCAGAAACATAATTAATGCACTAAGAGGCGGATATAGGTATAAAATAAAGACAAATGGTGAAACGGATGATAAACCCGAGAAGAACCAGTATTCGCACGTCGCAGATGCTTTTCAGTATGCTTGTTTACATGCGGATGGCAATTTAACAGGCGGTGTATTAACCAAAAAAGTTCGTCCCGTAGAAAAAAGTACGTTTGTTTGGGAATAATGGTTGACACATCATACACTTATGAGTTACAAAGCAACTATTAACATCCAGAAATAATCTATGGAATCTGCGTTGAACATTACAAACGCTACTGCTCCCGGTTATACATCGGTCGGCGGTATCGTACCAATTAAGTCTATCAAGCAGCTCCAAGAAGAGGAGCGGGCCGCCGCTATCACTGCAAATTCAAGCACAGTGATTCAAAATCTTGCAGCATATATTAAACAAAAATGGTGGTACGCTCGTATGGCGAAAGAGTATACGATTGAGCAGCAGATGCTTAAATCGGTACGTGCACGTCGTGGGCAGTATGATCCTGACAAGTTAGCACAGCTGCGTGAGCAAGGTAGTTCTACAATCTTCATGATGTTGACGTCTAACAAGTGCCGTGCGGCCTCTAGCTGGTTACGTGACGTCGTTATGTCAACTCCAGAAGAAAAGCCCTGGAGCTTACGTCCTAGCCCCATCCCTGACATGCAGCCGGACATCCTAGCTGACTTAATGATGCAAGCGCAGCAAAAGCTGGAGCAAATGCTAGCTCAAGGAATGAGTCCATCGGATGTAGAAGTTCGTGAAATGTTGCTTCGTTTGAAAGATGAAGCGTATCGCCAGTTAGGTGATATTGCTGAAGAAACTGCTCAGCGCATGGAAAAGAAGATGCATCAGCAGATGATTGAAGGAAATTGGACTACAGCGTTTGCTCAGTTTATTGACGACCTAGTTACATTCCCTGCTGCAATCCTTAAAGGCCCAGTAGTTCGTAATCGCCCTGAATTGAAATGGGTAAAAGGCCAAGATGGTCAGTATGAGTTACAGGTAAAACAAACATTAGCATTAGAGTGGGAGCGTGTAAGCCCGTTTAACTTATACCCTGCACCTGATGCATCAACAATACAAGATGGATATTTAATTGAAAGACATAAACTCTCTAGAGCAGACCTTCACGAACTTATCGGCGTTGACGGCTATAGCGATGGCGCAATACGTGGAGTACTTGAGCAGTATGGCAAAGGTGGACTCCGTGAGTGGATATACGTCGACCTTACAAAGGCTACAGCAGAAGGCAAATCAACGACAGCAGCTGGCCAAAACCCTTCTGAGCTTATAGATGCATTACAATTTTGGGGATCGGTTCAAGGCCGTCTATTACGTGATTGGGGCATGTCTGAAGAAGAAGTTCCTGATCCTATGGCTGAGTATCCAATTGAAGCTTGGCTTATTGGAACTTGGATTATTAAAGCAGTTATCAATCCTGATCCACTCGGTCGCAAACCTTATTACAAAACTTCCTACGAAGAAATCCCTGGAGCATTTTGGGGTAATTCTGTTGCTGACTTGTGCCGTGATACTCAAGACGTTTGTAATGCTGCTGCTCGCAGTTTGGTTAATAACATGTCTTTGGCCTCCGGCCCTCAAGTAGTCTATAACATTGACCGCTTGCCAGAAGGCGAAAACGTAACTCAGTTATACCCATGGAAGATTTGGCAAGTTACTGCTGATCCGATTGGTTCTGGTGCTAAACCAGTAGAGTTCTTCCAACCAAGCACACAAGCTAATGAATTAATGGCCGTATACGAGAAATTTGCGGTTTTAGCTGACGAATACACAGGTATCCCACGCTACATGACTGGCGGCTCTCCTACGGGCGGCGCTGCTAGAACTGCATCTGGTATGTCCATGCTGATGACCAATGCTGGTAAATCTATCAAGCAGGTTATTGCAAACATTGATGAGCACGTAATTAAACCATGCGTTGACCGGCTCTATTACTACAATATGCGTTACTCTGATGATCCAGATCTTAAGGGTGATGTAGATATTGTTGCTCGTGGTGCAGCTTCTATTCTTGAAAAAGAACAAGCTCAACAGCGCAGAAACGAATTCTTACAAATTGCATTGAACAGCCCAGCAGCACAACAGGTTGTAGGTATGGAAGGTATTGCAGAACTTCTACGCCAAGCAGCTGGGACATTAGACATGAATGTTGATAAAATTGTTCCATCGCCAGAAGCTATGAAGGCTAAGCAAGCAGAAGCTAATCAGATGATGGCTATGCAACAACAAGCAGCTATGGCTAATGAGCAACAACAAGGTAATCCACAAGCAGGCGGAACTCCAGCAGCACTTCCAGGAGGCGCTGAGCTGATGAATGGTGCACCAGTAACAGATCGTTTTTCGCAGTAAAGCTTGACAAAGTTGTATAGACGTTGTAAATAGTAACTAAATCAAGTAGTTACTTGATTAAATTAAGGAGTTTTTATGAAAGCTATTTCCCCAATGGAAAAGCGCTCTTCTGAGTATGCTCAAGAGTCTGCAAAGACTGACGGCATGAGCAAAGGTGGTGCTGTTGGAGCCGGTGGCTCTGATGGTAACAACGACGCACTCGGTAAGCGTGGTGGTAAAGAATATGCGCAGGATTCTGCCAAAACTGAAGGCCTTTGCAAGTAAGTGGTAAGGCTTGATGAGCGAGTAGCACGTTGTTTTCAGCGACTACAAGCAGAAGAATTTGCACCATTAGTTGAGTATCTTAAGGAGAGCCGTAACGGAACCTTAGAGCAACTAGTTGACGCAGTGCAGCAAGACAGAATTTACCGGCTACAAGGTGAGGCTGGAGTGATAGGTGATTTACTTACCTACATTAAAAACTCTAACGAGTTAGTCACCAAATTAAGCGCTAACCGTAAAGGTTAGTAAAACAACCCGTAGTAGCAGACCGTTATCGAGTTTGCGCATACCCATAGCGGAGCGCATGCGAGAGTCGGAGCTAAGGAGATAGAAATGGCATTGCCAAAGGCAGTACAGCAACAGCTGGAAGAAGCAGATCGTTTAGTGGCTACAATTAATGGCGATAAGACCGGGGAGGACTCCTCGGAGACTAACCCAGAAAATCAAGGAAAAGATATGCTTGTCAATGTAACACGACAAGAAGATCCGCCAGAAAATGAAACGCCGCCTGACAATACTGTTTCGCAAGAGACAAAACCTGCGGAAGTTCCTGATGAGAAATGGTCACATAAATACCATACTTTAAAGGGAATGTACGATGCAGAAGTACCTAGACTACATAGCCAAGTGCGTGAGATGCAAGCGCAAATTCAGCAGTTAATCGCTGATAAGGCCGCAGTAGAGGCTACTAAAACTGCAGAAGTACCGAAGGCAGCATCTCTAATCACTGACGAAGACAAAGAAGCATTCGGCCCTGATTTGATTGACCTTATTGAACGTGCAACAGATTCTAAAGTAGCTAGCCTACGGGAACGAGAAGCGCAGTTAATGAGTGAAATTAAAGAGCTAAAAGGACAATTAGGAAATGTGACTGAGCGTCAAGTTGTATCTGAAAAAGATCGCTTCTTGAACGGTTTAGCACAGCAAGTACCTGATTGGGAAGCACTTAATGTTGATCCAGGCTTTTTAGCTTGGTTACAAGAAGTAGACCCAGTCTATGGTATTCCTAAGCAAGTGGCGTTATCAAACGCTTATGAAGGTGGAGATGTGGCTCGTGTAGCAACAATCTTTAACTCTTATAAGAGCTTAGTAGCACCTAAAGCACCTAAAGCAAAATCGAATCAGCAAGAACTTCAGCGTCAAGTTGCGCCGACCCGTACTCGCTCGGGAACGCCTCCAAACAGTAGTGAATCTGAACAATATTTTACTAATCAAGATATTGAACAGTTTTACACAGACTGGCGAAGAGGTGTCTACGATGATGCAGAGGCGGCAATCATGGAAAAACAGATTCACGCCGCAGCAGCCGAAGGCCGTATTCGATAAAAAACACCTGGGGCTAAAGCGGTACAAATAAACAGACACTACAAAGGAAAATTTAAATGTCTACTTTAACCCCAGCAGCAACCTACCCCATTAATGCGGGTGGTTTTAACGCACCAAACGGCGCTACAGCTTACAGCGGTACTGCCTATTCTGGTACTTTTATTCCTACTCTCTGGTCAGGCAAACTGGCTCAGAAGTTCTACGCAGCTACTGTTTTTGGCGAAATCGCTAACACAGACTGGCAAGGCGACATCACTGGTATGGGCGATACAGTAATTATCAACACCATCCCAACAATCACAATCAACAACTACTCTATCGGTCAGAACTTGGCATATGAGATTCCTGCTCCAAGCACAATCTCTTTGACAATCTCTAAAGGTAAGTATTTCGGTGTTAACGTGAACAACGTTCTCGAATTGCAAGCTAAGCCTAAGTTGATGGATGTGTTTACAAACGACGCTGCTATGCAGATGAAGATCAACATCGATACTGATGTATTGGCTGGTACTTTCAACCAAGGCGCTGCTGCTAACCAAGGCGCAACTGCTGGTGCTATCTCTGGTGCGTTTAACCTCGGTACAGACGCTGCTGCAATCACTTTGACAGCTTCTAACATCCTCCAGAACATCACAGCTCTGTCTTCTGTATTGGACGAGTCTAACGTTCCTGAGACTGATCGTTGGTTGGTATTGACTCCAACAGAGCGTCAAATCCTCATGCAATCTAACTTGGCACAAGCTCAGTTTATGGGTGACCCATCTTCTGTATTGCGCAACGGTAAGATCGGTATGATCGATCGTTTCACTGTGTATGTATCTAACTTAGTTCCACGTGCAGCAGCTGGTACTAACTGGGACGGTACAACTTCAGGTGCTTCTACTTATGTAAAACGTCATGCAATGATCGCCGGCCACAAGTCTGCAATCACATTTGCATCACAAATCGCTAAAGTTGAGAGCTTGCAGAACCCTAACGATTTCGGTACATTGATCCGTGGTTTGAACGTTTATGGCTACAAAGTTGTTCAGCCTAAAGGTTTGGCTTTAACCGTAGTAGCAGGCTAATGCTGATGGTGGGGGAATTCCCCCACCTAAACTAATCTAGGAGATTTGTATGACGATTCAAAATAAGCTTGTTTCTTTAGGCGTTTGGCCAGAAGCAGCTGAGCAAATTGTTTGTGGTGATGTTGCTACCGGCTTAACTGCCGCTGGTTCTACCCAAGCGACTGCTTTAGCTATTACTGCTAGCGTCAGTGTATTTGGTACTGTAGCAGCTTCTACTGGTGCAATTTTAGCCCAGTCTGATGGTGCTCGTGTTATTGTTCGTAACGGTGGCGCAAACGCTTTGTTGGTTTATGCTCCAGTTGGCGGATATTTAAACGGTACTTTGAACGGTTCTTTATCTGTTCCTACCACTAAAAATGCAATGTTTGTATCTGCAGATGGTATTAACTGGTATTCAATCCTTTCAGCGTAATAAATTAGAGGGGGCAAACCCCCCTCTTCCATATATAATAGAGATATGAGCACAATAACAGCACAACATATCATTGATAAAGCCGTAATTCAGCTTACTGACGTTTCCGGTGTTCGCTGGACTCGCTCTGAGCTTTTGG